AAGGTTTATACGCTTACAAAGTAGTGATGGATGAATCAAACAACACTCCTGATGTAATCGATCGTAACCAATTAGTAGGTCAAATATTTATTCAACCAACTAAAACTGCTGAATTCATTATATTGAACTTCAACGTACAACCAACTGGCGCTACATTCCCTGCATAAGGAGATGTGGTTCCTAATATTTATTAATAGCAATTTAAACATAAAATAAAATGGCAGTATTAAGTGCAAACGAAATCATGTTTACAGCGTTTGAACCAAAAGTTCAAAATCGCTTTATCATGTATATCGATGGTATCCCAGCATATTTGATTAAGAGCGCTGCTGCTCCTGGATTCGAAGCTGGTGAAATCATATTAGATCATATTAACGTTTACCGTAAAGTTAAAGGTAAAGTTAGATGGAATGATATGACATTAGGCTTATACGATCCTGTAACTCCATCAGGCGCACAAGCAGTGATGGAATGGGCTCGTTTGGCTCACGAATCAGTAACTGGACGTGATGGTTACTCCGATTTCTATAAAAAAGATTTAACTTTAGATATTCTAGGTCCTGTAGGTGATATCGTAGGTGAGTGGATTATCAAAGGTGCTTATTGTAAATCAGCAACATTCGGTGAATACGATTGGGCTAACGAAGCAGCTATCAACTTAACCGTTAACATCGCTATGGATTATTGTGTATTGAACTTCTAATTCCTCTCTATATTTCTTTCTTAAGGCGTCTGCTTTGCAGACGTCTTTTTTTTTCGTATATTTATATATATAAAACAAATAAAAGTTTATGGCTGAATTAAAAATTCCAACAGAAACCGTTTCGTTACCATCAAAAGGATTACTATATCCAGAATCATCACCACTAGCAAAGGGTGAAATTGAAATGAAGTACATGACGGCAAAAGAAGAAGACATTCTTACTAATGTTAATTTTCTTAAAAATGGTACAGTAATTGACAAATTACTACAAGCATTGATTGTCACTAAAATTGATTACAATGAATTGCTAATTGGTGATAAAAATGCAATTTTGATTGCAGCCCGTATTTTAGGTTATGGTAAAGATTATAACTTTGCTGATGATAATGGTAAAGAAATTACCGTTGATTTATCTAAATTAGAAGATAAAGTAATTGATACATCTGTATTTACTCGTGGTGTAAATGAATTTGCCCTCACATTACCACACTCAGGTAATAATATTACTTTTAAGTTATTAACGCAAGGTGATGAACAAAAAATTGAAGCTGAACTTAAGGGTATGCAAAAGGTAAATCCAAATAGTTCATTTGATGTTACTACACGTTTAAAACACATGATCACTTCAGTTGAAGGTAAACGCGATCAAAAAGATATTCGCGAATTTATTGACAATTATTTAATTGCCAAAGATGCAAGAGCATTGCGTGAACATTATAATAAAATATCACCAGATATTGATTTATTATACAAACCCGAAAGCGGGGACTATGCAGAGGAGGGCATAGTAGTTCCTATTTCTATTAACTTTTTTTGGCCTGACGCTTGATTATAGGTTAGGATTATTTACTCAAATACATGAAATAGTATTTCATGGAAATGGTGGTTATGACTGGGATACTGTTTATAATATGCCTGTATGGTTGCGTAAGTTTACTTTTGAAAAATTAAAGGAACATTATGAAAAACAACAAGAAATAATTAATAAACAGCAAAACATGCTTAAAAATAAATCTAATAAAGAAATAGCAAAACCAAATATTCCTCCTAAACAACAAACTAATACACCAACATACACAGCGAAGGTACCTAAAAAATAGGTACCTTTAATATTTATATAATGTAATATTATATATTAAATGGCCACAGATCCAATACAATTAGCGCAACAATTAGAAGATCTAAATAAAGAGTTTAACAAATTAGATGCTTCGATTAGTAGTATAGCAAGTAAGCTTTCTGGAAAACTTAAGCTAGATGACACACTGAGAAAATCAGTTTCACAGGCTAGAGATTTAACTAAAGCCTTTGCCGATGGAGAAAAAGTTACTGGAAGAATAGAAAAGCAACTTAAATCTTCTCGTGACGCTATTGAAAAAAGTATTTTAAAAGAAATTGAACTTCGCGCAAGAGGTTTAAAAAAAGCTGCTGATAATCTTGTAATACAAAGACAAGTATTATATCAAGTTGATGCTCAGTTAAGAACATTACAAAAAATTAATGAAGAATATCAAAAGCAAAATAATTTATTTGCTTTAATGGGTTCTAAATTAAAAGATTTTGGAAAATCTTTAAAAGAATTTTTTAGTGTAGCAAGCATCTTTAAGATGCTTATAGATGGTGCTTTACGTTTCAATAAAGTATCAGTTGATATTAGTAAAAATTTAGATTACGGAGCTAATAATGCTAACAGAATAACCAATGAAATGGTTAGGATGACAAGAAGCTCTGATAACATAAATGTTACATTAGCTAATGCAGCAGAGGCAATGGGACAATTAAACTCAGCTACTGGGTTTAATGTTGAACTTTCAAGAGATACTCTTGAAACTCAAATAATGTTAACTAAACAGTTAGGATTATCTGGAGATGAAGCAGCTGTTGTTTACAAGTTTTCACTGTTAACTGGGAAATCGTCCTTTCAGCTTGAAAAGTCTTTGTCTAGAGCATATGTAGCAAATAAAAATGCTCTTAAGGTTGGTACATCATATAAAGAAGTTTTAGCAACGTTATCTAGAACATCAGGTGAATTAGCTGTTAGTTTAGGAACTAATCCTAATGTATTAGCTAAGGCAGTAGTACAAGCTAAAGCATTTGGTACTACACTTGAACAAACAAAATCACAAGGTGATGCTTTACTTGATTTTGAAACATCACTTGAAAATGAATTAAAAGCTGAATTATTAACTGGTGAACAGTTAAATTTAGAAAGAGCTAGAGCAGCAGCATTAGCAGGTGATCAAGTAGCACTTGCTCAAGAACTTAATAGCCAAGGTATGACCTTAGCTAAGTTCGAAAAAATGAATGTACTTGCTCGTAGAGCATATGCTCAAGCAGTAGGATTATCTTCAGATGAACTTGCTGATCAACTTCGTAAGCAAAAAATGGCTATTGAAAGCGGAAAATCATTAGCTCAGTTAACTCAAGAAGAAGCAGATGAAGCAAAGAAAAGACAAAATATACAAGATAAATTTAATCAAGGTATTCTTAAATTACAAGATACAATTGGTAATTTATTAGCTGGTCCTTTAGGTGCCTTTATAGACTCATTAGCAAACGGATTAAATTATGTAAATAAGATATTTAGTGTATTTGGTAAAATGGGTGGCTTAATCTCTAAATTCTTTGGAGGTAAAGTTGGCGGTTTCTTGGGAGATATAGCTTCAGTAGCTACAATTGGTGCTTTAGTAGCTCTTGTATCTAGGTCATTAACTAAAGGTACTTTTGGAAATCCAATGATTACCCAAGATGTAAGTAATGCAACAGGAGGTGGTTCTATTACTGATATGATTCTTGGTAAAAAATCAGGGGGGCGATTTAAAAAAGGTGGTGGAAGAGTACCTAAAGGAGGTAGAACAGGAGGAATGTTAGGAAAAGCAGGAAAATTAAGTAAATTAGCTAAAGGTACAGGATACTTATCACTATTAGGCGCTGGTGTTGATTTAGCAGGTAATCTATCAGATGAAAATAGAAGTACAGGTAATGCATTAGGTAAAACATTAGACCAAAATAAATTTACAGCTGCTGGAGCAGGTATTGGTGCTGCATTAGGAACGCCTTTCTTTGGAGTTGGTGCTGTTCCTGGTGCTGTTATTGGTGCTGGCATCGGTGGGTTATTAGATTTTGCATTAGGTGATGCTACACAAATTGTAGAAGACGGTATTGCTTCTGCTGGTAGAGGGCCGTTTACTATTATTGACTCATATGGCTCAACAGCAGTTACAAAACAAGGTGATGGTTTAGCTGTATCACCAAATATTAATAATGGTGGTGGTGGCAACTCAGCAGTAATCGCTGCTATTAATGACCTTAAAAACGCTATTATAAATCGTCCAATGACGATAAACATGGATAGTAGACAAGTAGGTTCAGTGTTAGTTCAAAGCTCATACAAGTCTGCCTAATCTAAAATATTTATACGAAACATTAAATTAATTTAATTATGAGCTTAATTAACAAATTACGTACAGATGGTACCTTAAGTATGAGAGGCGGCGCCCCGGTTAACTTTGGTGTTAATCCAGTACCCCCAAACTCATTACATAATTTGTATTCTACAGAAGGCCAACCACTAGTTACTTGGAGATTAATTCCAAGAAACTTACCAATGAGACCTTTACCGTCAACAATGGATGAGTTGGATCCTAATGCGCCAAACTTAACTCCTGGTGGTGTAGTATCACAAGTGTACAAATCTAGAACAGGCCGCCGATACAAAGACTTAGGTCCACGCGACGGACGCTATTAATAACATAAGATGCCTTTAATTGACTTACGTACAGACTTAAAATCGCTTAAGTACGGGCAGGATCAGCCTGGAGGAGGGAGTAGTGGTCTTCCTTTTATTACTACTAATATTAATGATCCTCATATTACTAAAGTCAATTTTGGTAGTAATAGTTTATTGAATCTAGTAGGAATAAACAGTATTCCTCTTATTCCTAATGTATCTTCTATTTTAAATAGAAGTAGTATAGGAAGACTTGCAAATAATTTTTTAAATAGTGATGATTTTATTAGAGGAGGGGCGGTAGGTTCTATTCAATCTGCTATAAATGATGCTTTTCGTATTGGTAGTTTCTTTTTATCTCCCCCTAAAGGTCCTATATTCATAGCTAAACAAGTTGGTTTACAACTTACTAATCCTAAATTAGAAGTAAAAAAAGGACTAGCAGGTATAGCGGCTGGTGTTTTTACTCCTGGTGGATTGTTAGGTACAGTAACTGGAGGGCAATTAGGTCCAACTAGAATATATAATTTAGGCATTAACACACTTGCTCAAGTATCAGTTAATGCATTTGGGGGTCATTTTGTAAGACATGGTATTGGACCTATCCAAAATGATGAAACTAAATATGAAGCTGTAGTTACATTTAATAATAACAGTCGTAATAGTCGAAATAATAGATTAATAGAATTAAAAGATAAATTTAAACTAGGGGATAATCAAGCTAATTTAATTTTAAATCCAAGATTAATAAGAATAATTAACAGTGCCTTATCAGTAGTTAGCGCTTTCTCAGGCGGTACTCCTATAACTCCTATATCATTAACACCTGGACAATTTACTATAGATAATTATCGTACAGGTCCTGGATCAATTTATGGTATTGGAAGTACTATTCTTAAAAGATATAGTTTTACTGAAGATAAATTAAAACTAGATAGGTTAGCTAAAACACAGCAAGTTAATTTAAAATTATCCCAAACTAGTAACACTAATTACTATACCAATCAAGGAGTATCAAGACAGTACTTTAATAGTGATATAGAAATAGATGAATTTAATAGAATAGATGTAGCTAGACCAACTAAAAAACCAGGAAATCTAGATACTTCAACATACTCTACTACTGATCCATTACCTATTGCTGTAACAGTAGTTAATGGAAGTATTACTGGAGTTGGAGGTAATCTTACAAATGTACAAGTTCAAAATCGAGCAACAAATGCTAGTTATAAAAGGTATAGAAAAATAATTGAATCTAAAAATCTAAGAGAAAGAACATTCTCAGAAAATGGAAACCAACTTAATGAATTTGGAATCTATGGAAGAACCAAATCACCAGACAAAATAGTAGGAGCTCTTAATGCTGGTGGAGTATTACCTGATGCTACTTCTTATCCAATATATACTAATGGAGAAAAAATAGTAAAAATAAATATTCCTTGGAATGAGGTAACTCGTGAATTAAGAGTAGGAAGTGGAAAACAAGATCAAATTAATTTAACTCCTATATTTAGTATATCT